GCATCTCTGACGTTTTTACACTTACCACGAAGAGGGAAAACACCGTAATGATCTCGACCAACGACAGATAAACCCGCAATTGCCAACGTTTTAGCCGAATCACCTTCAGTAACAATAAGAGTACACTTACCGGATTGTTGTGTACCAGCTTTATTCGCATCATCGAGTTTGGGTATACCCGTTATTTTTGATTTACGCGCACCATCCGTTTTCTTGAGTTCTTTCATTTCGCGAAACTTCGATAAAGCAAGAAGCTCGTTTTGTACACTCGTTTTTAGAATATTTTTAATAAACGATTTTGGTGGTTCAAATTTACTTCCAAAATCTTGTGGTTTGAGTGTACACTCCGATTTAACCTGACTACTAAAACTCGGATTAACGAGGGTTGCTTTTACAAAAACAAAAAACGCATTTTTAACCTGTTGAGGTCGAAGTTTTATCTTTTTTGCCATATCTTCAATAATACCATTTGCGAGTATACCAGAAACATGATCAACGTGTGAACCTCCTTTTGTAGTACATATTCCGTTTACGAAAGAAACGTGTTCGAACCCATCATCTGAAGGTGCAATACACACTGACCACCTATCACTTGTAAACATACACATTTCGTCTGATTTTGTGTACATTTTAGCGTACGTATTAAATGAACATTTTGGTAAAGGTTCGCCTTGAAATTTCACTTTACAGTTTTGTGAAGTGCATATGTTTGCATCATATACACGTTTTTCAAAAATTTTATATATAGATTCATCCATACCAGACATACCAAACCGTTTCCAATCTGGAACAAATGTTACACAAACACTCGATGTTGCACCGGAATACTTTTTTATTTTTGGTGCGTGACAATTTTTCATATTGTCTGTCCATTCTTGTGTGTATACACATTTGTTTTCCCCATCCTTTATTTTTACTGAAAACTTCGTCGAGTACACGTTTGTAAGTTTTGCCCCGTACCCGTTACGACCACCGACGACACGTTTTTGTGTATCGTCATAATTTGTACTCGTGAGTAAATGTCCGAACGTTAATTCGGGATTCCAAATACCTTCTTTTTCGTGCATTTTCACTGCAATGCCTCCCAAAGGACCGTTATTTTCTATGGTTATTTCACCCGATGTTTTATCAATAGATACACTGAGTGATGTTACATTTTTTGGGTACAGAGAATTTCTGTCGATCGCATTCACGAGTATTTCATCAAATATTTTTAGAAGTGCGGGTGAATATACAACTGTTTTCTTTTCAAAATGACCGTTTTCGTGTACCCAATATGTTTCTCCGACGCGTGAAACTGGACCAACATACGAATCCGGGCGTTTCAGTATATGTTCCACGTGCGTGAGTTTTTGTATACTTTCACTCATACTTTTTTATAATTCGTCTCTTCTACTTAAGTGTCTTTTTAGACCTTCGTACCAATATAAAAGTTCACTTTTTGTTTTTGACTTGGGTCTTTTATATATTTGTTTTAATATACCACATTCACGTTTTCTAAATGTTGATGGGTGAATTTTATGAGAGTTTAAAAAACACGCGTAACACACGCGTTTTAATTGTGAACTAAAAAATTTATAATATTCTTCATTGTTAAACATAAAAATGGGGTTTAATTTTCTATATTCCCTTATAATTTTTCGTTCTTGTGGATTATTCGTGTGTATTCGTGGATTTAATGGACAGCAACACGAATAACATTCGTTTATCCATTTAATATACATAAAAAATATTCGTATTTATTTTTTATGTATTACAATCACGTAAGACAACCCAATGGAGTACCGGCTCTAGGTATAAATTTAGAAATGCAACCACCGTCACACGTAATTATGGAAACTGAAGACGAAAACGAAGGCGAAGACGATAATGTTCCCGAGAGAATTGATATAATTTTTAATAAAGTCGCACACATTACCTTATTTTTTATGAATTTCCTGTTCGCATTTGCGATTCGCAACCTGATGAATATTATAAACGTGGTATTTTCGATCGTGTGTTTATACGGTATTTCAAAAAAGAACATGAAATACTTATATTTTCATACTATTTATTTGATGAGTGGATTGATTGTGTCTATATATGTATCTATAGATACGTATGTCATGTACTATTCGGCCTGTATTTTATTAAATGTAATAACAATCGAACAATATAGTTAATATTTTATTCACCGAGAGTGAAACTATACGTTCTTTTGAGCTTTGTAAAGAACCACATTCTTTATTAACCTAAGTTATTTTATTTTTCATTAAAAACTAAAAAGTAAAATGTCGCAATATTTTTTACCTACTGTTATACAGACGAATTTTAGTGATACTAAAAATGTACTCACTAAAAAACATCAATCAAATGTTCAAAGTTACGAAGATTGTTTACGCATATCTAAAAATATAAAAAATTGTAAAAAGACGCCAGATGAAATGGCGGATATAATAAATAAGATGAGAAAGAAGAAACTAGAGTGTCAGAAAACGCGACCTATACAGGTTTTACAAAGTCCTCCAGAAGAAAGAGTAAACATAGAAAATAAAAAAATATGTAAAGCAGTTACATTATCCGGAAAAAGTTGTACTTTTAAAGCAGTCTGTGGAAACTACTGTAAAAAACACAAAATAGATGACCAGGTGCTTGGAATAAAACCAAAAATAAATGTTTCCTTATTATAAAAAAATGTTAGATCAGGAAACGCTTAGACCTGTTATAATAGCCATGACTCTTTATCTTGTAATTTCAAATGTCGTACCAGAACTTCTCAAGAAACCAACGAACGTTAAATTTGTTGATGATATTGTCGCCATGCTCATTGCCCAAAGAGGTTCACTCATGTCAGGTGCTATCCTGACTGGTGTCATTACCTTCCTCACCAATTACATTAGCGATGAATTCTTGTAATACGTTTTCTTTACACGTTAACATGCGCGTACGCGGGTGATCCATATACCTTAATTTTTTGGTATATGCATCTTCCATAAATTCACGTAATTGTTTTTCGTCGGGTTTGCCCCATTTCATACCCGCTTTGAATAAAAAATCATCTTTTGGTATTTCTTGTAAACCACAGTTTATAGTATACGGTGTTTTGACATATTCAGGTGCACCACCATAATCGGTTATAATAACGGGTTTGTTTCGTAAAGCCGCTTCGACTGCTCCCATGCCTACACCTTCTGAAGACGAAAAGCTTACATAACAGTCCCCCATTTCGTGTATTTTTTCCATTTCTTCGTCTGATATGAGACCGTTTATAAACGTGACGTTAGGTATTCGCGCTTCGACAGGTTTTTTACACGTTGCTTTTACCAATAAACGTGAATTTGGTTTATTCATACGTACGAACGTTTCTAAGATTTTATTAAAATTTTTACGTGGATCGTATATATTACCTATATGGTAAAACGTATACGGTCTCTTATCGGGTATATGTGCGTGTATGACATAAAATTTAGTATCAGGAAACTGCCGTTTAAATACGCGACGACAAAATTCACTCGGTACAGCAATTTTATCGAAAAGTTTAAAAAGTTTACCGTAATCTTCGTGTACAGTTTCTGTTTCACACACGGTCATACACGTCACGTTCTTGATTTTTCTTTTTATTTCGGGTATCTTATCTAACCAATACTGTATAGGCAAGGCAAATATAAACGCTTTTTCACATTCTGGTATTTCATTTTGAATTTCTATATATTTACTTCGTGGGAAAAGGTCCATATATTTTTTACAGTGTTGGCCTATACCACTCAGGGGAGTTGGACCAATGAATAACATTTGATATAAAGATAATCTTTCTTTTATATATATTACACGATGCCATTTAGACCAAGAGATCAACCACCACAATATGCACCAACCCGAAAAGCTCCAGCTCCAGCTCCAGCCCCGGTCCCAGAACCAGTACCAGCCCCAGAACCAGTTCCAGAACCAGTCTCGGTACCAGAACCAGTTCCAGAACCAGTTCCAGAACCACCAAAAAAGAAGACCGTTAAACGTGTCGTTAAAAAGAAGGTTGAGGAACCGACGGCTTAAATTTATTTTTAACAAATACAAACCCGCCTATTATCATGGCTATGAATAATACTAAATAACGGAATGGATATTTTTTCTTTTTTTCTTTTTCCATTTTTTCGATATCCTCCTTATCGGGAAGTTTCTTAACGTTTATGTTGAGTTCATCTATCTTGCCTATAAGTTTACGTAAAGCTTCTAATATTTGGAGCTCGCGATCCGTTGGTTTTTCTTTAACGTCTATGGTTGTTATTTCAAGAACCATGTACCAATTCGCATCCGGTTGGAGTGTTTTATAATCACCGTCGCCTTGTGATTCGTATATTTTAAAATTAAGTTTTTGTATCGATATGGGATTAAAAAAATTTGTTTGGCGCTGGAACGCTCTCCATTGTTTATCACGCATGATAAAATCATTGCTTCCAGTGAAACTTCTTTCCAAAGGTACGCGTGCTAAAATCTGGCCGTTACGTTCATTCAGTATTTGTCCACGTTTTGGGATATCAGGACATACTATATCTATATACTTTGCGACGTTTGTATTGCCTAGATCGTTCTCGCCGATTTGTGTGATATAAAAATCAACTGGTTTTATACCAATCACTTCTGATATTTCCTCCATGTGTAGATTGGATTCGAGTGATAAATCGATCGTGAACGTGTTGTTTGTACCATTAATAAATTCGGAATCCACAATTATGTATTGTACCTTTTTTGGTAAGTCCTGGAGCGATACCATCTTGTATGTGTAATATAAAAAAATAATGGTTAAAAATAGTTATGTTTAGTTTTTATTCAAGCGTGTGTAATTTATTAACACCGAAACCAAAAACGTATTCTAAAAATGAAATGCCGCCATCTGTTAAATTATGTGATTATAATTATATTATTGCTAAGAACGAATCAAATGAAACTATAGTTTTAGAAGTTAAAAAACAACCTAAGTTTAAAATTTTCGTTTAAATTTTTAAATTATATGGATGATTACATTGCCTTACACACGTACGATTACATTCTCGCCTTTTGTCAAGCGACAAACGATCTCCCGGGAGATGTACAGAGGATCATATGGGAAAAAGTTAATAAATACGACACTCGTGATGTCGAGTGCTCGGGAGTACCCAAAAAAAGAAAATATGGTATGGGATACAAAACTGAGCGACTCAATAAACTTGTTCGGAGATGGCGAGAAATGTACGGAACTCCATGAAAATGCTTACAGTGAATTTTGTTTTACTGATTTCGAAACGAACGATATAATTAAGTTTTCTTATGAATTATCTCGATATAAGTATTTGGAATCCCAGAATTATAAAAGAGAACTCGCGTATCGTAATAATTACGGTATTTTATGGGAAATGACACCCATGCCCAAAGACGATTTTGTACACGAAGATAAACTTCTTGAGTTACAAGTTCGTTTATATGAAACTATAGAACGTTGTGAAGCGTTCGAAAAGAAAGAACAAAAGTTTAAAGAAGATATACTAGATAAAATGTAATGACATGTATAAAATATAACTTAATAAATCCTAATCGTAAAACAACGCACCATTTTTGTCGCTTAAAAAAAAGTAAAAGTATTTCTGAATACGAAACTATAAAAAATCGTTTGAAATATAATACTTTACAATTTGGAAGTGTATATATAGGATACAATTTTATAGGCCACGAGCCTATAGATGGTTTATCTGCTACACTCGGTGTATTATCTTCCTACGGTTATGTAACCTTACTTTCGAACTATGTTGATACAATAGAATTGGGAAGTATTTTCCCTAAACAATTTTTACCACCCATATTTGTAGCTGCTTTTGAATCTGCGTGGAATTCAAACCCAGAAGCCCCGTTTTATTTTAATTGTAGTGTATCATTATTTGGTTTTTTTGTATATAAACTCGCACTTTTGACTTTATCGTATAACATTGTTAAACAAGACCTAAGTGATGAAGAAATTATAGATAATATGAAACAAAAATGAAAGCGTCTCTCCTTTACGAACTTACGAAGCAAACTGTTACTCTCGATAGAGTTAAACCCCTCGATGGTGTTTTTTCGAGTTTTGGAAAATGTAATACGGCTGTGTATGGTATTAAACCCAGACACGGGTTTCCAGAAAATTGCAATCCCAAAAAACTTGAGTATATTTCATACATGGGTGTGAGTACCTTTAACGATAGAATTCACCTAATTGATTTTTTGTATGAAGAAAAATACGAAGACGATCATCGTATCGGTATTCTTGAACCTGGTTTAAAAATGCTTTCTGATGAATTAAAAACAAAGATCGTCCCGCGCCACATTCCTATTGAATGGGTTGACTTTTGGAAAAACTACTTTAAATATGAGTTTAACGATCGCGAAACGATTAAATGTTTTGTTGAAGAACTTAATATTCAAGGGTGTGTTGATTGGACAGAACTTTATAACGCATTACCTGATGATATAGACTTAAACAATAGTAACTAATGTGTAATATAATACGATGCTTACTCACGAACTTCTCAAAAACTGTACTTCAATCATTGAACTTTCCGACGTTAATGAACTCTGTTCAGAAATGGTGGGTAAATCGTGTAAAGTATATGGTTTACGCGCTGATTTTGGGTACCCTGAACACCTCATTCCAAGTAATACTCGTAAATTTATCGCGTATTTAGCCATTTCTAATAGAAAATTGGATACGTCGTACGGTCAAGCACAATTTATCGATTTTTGTTACGAACCAACTTTACCCGGATTAAAAACCCCGATTGGTGTTTTGAATTATTTTTTCGATATTTATGCTGAGGATGAAAAAAGTATACTCAAAGAGTGTAAATACAAAGAGGGTGAAGAATTTGTAGTCGAACTTTTCCCAAGTAAAATTACTAAGAAGAACCTCGATTTTTGGAAATCATACCTCGACGAAGAATACGACGTAAACGATAAAATTTCTTACGATGATTTTATGGATGACTATGAAATCACGAATAGGGTAAACTGGGAAACGTTATACGATAACTTACCGGATAATATCGATGACTTAGATAACGAGAGTGAATACGAAACTGAACTTGAATCTGAAACTGAACTCGAAGAAGGTGAAATAAAAACCTAAGTTGTAATAAAAAATAAAATAAATATACATTAATAAAAATGGAATACCTTACCAATTTAATGCAATTAGTAGATCTCAATTCTAAGATAATTTCTGAAGGTGATTATCTTAAAATGTGTGATTCGTTAAAAAAAATTCACGACCATATTAAGTACGACGATTCTGAAAGTGAAGAGGAATTCGTAATTAGACGAGTTGATATACCCATTCCTTTTACTACTACACCAAGTCTTCCACCGTTAGAAGATGATTTAGAAGAAGAAGATGTTACGCTATATGATACAGTACCTCCATTAACACATTCGAGACGAGGAGATTTTATACACTTGGATTTACCCCCTGTTTTAACACCATCACCAAGTATTCGTGAAATGGAACTCGAAAATGAACTTTATGACGTGAACAGAAGAATACATGAAACGGAGAAAAAATATGACACTTTGAAACATAGAAAAAACATAACGAGTGTTGTTAAAAAGGAAGCTGTGAGACAAATGGCTCGCGATCTTAACGTTAGATTACCGAGGTATACTTTTGGTGCACTCATTGATAAAGGTTTCAATTTAGGTAACGAACGTCAATTCTATAAAGAATATATCAAAGAATATAACGATGATATAGATGAACAAAAAGCTGAAATAAATGAAATTTTACGTGAACTCGAACGTGAAAGAACGTCTATAATAGATGAACTTATAAATTTTTAATTAAATATCATTTTACACCATTTTTCATTAATATTGCCGAAAGGCGAATACTCGAACAATAAATGTATTAACGCGCCTGCGATAATTAGAACACCTGTACCCTTATACACAAATTTCGTAAGACCCATAACTAAACCTTGTAAAAGAAGACCGATAAATAAGGCTTCCATCAGGACAGTGGTAAAAGAACGCATTTTTTTTCTTATAGTATAACATAATATAAAAAAAATGAATGGTCAAGATATAGGTTTTGGAATCGTAATTATTGGATTACTTGTTGGTTTGATAATTTGGGCTGTAAGTATGTCTCGAAAGTCAAACCCAAAGCCACAAATTGAAATGAAAGAAGAATAAAATTATAAAAAAAATCTCACTATAAATAAAATGATACTTTTGATTGCTATCATTCTATTTATCATATTTTTGATTTATAGTATACGTCCCAGGAGCGAAGGGTACACACTCGAAGGTCTTAAACTTTCGTGGAAAAATAAGGCGAGTATAGAGGGTGTAGTGAACAAATGGATAGTTACCTTGAAAGATAAATCGGGAAACGTAATTCACGAGTACGAAAATAGCGACGCGGGTAATCTCAAAGACTTTACCGATGTGACCATGAACATTGTAGAGAATAAGGAGTTCGATAATAAAATTATAGGTGATAATACACTCGAACTGTATTATAACAAAGTTAGTTCCGATACTAAATTATATACGAAAACCGTGACGTTTACAGAAAACGATTTTAGTGGTGCTATTGATACGAGTAAACTCGAAGAGGTTGATATACCTGAACCTGAAACATATACGTACGAATTTATCATGAACAAAACAACAAATTCTCTCGGAATACACATTGAATATATAAAACTCGACGGTGTTTTAGCGACAAAGGCACAAACGACTATACACAAATCACCTAACAGAAACAATAAACCCGATAATATGTTTAGTGTTGGTAGTGGTACAGAAAATTATGCATCTTGGAATTCCAACGGGTACAGTGTAGGGGATAAAATATTTACTATAGAATCTGATAAAAAGGTCGATAAAATAGATATAGTATACACTCGCCCTAGGTACGCACCAGGGTGGATAATAAAAGAGAACGGGGATACGAAAATTACAGAAACGTCTAATAGGGGTGGTAATATGAACCCTAGACCCGTCGTATATACGTACGATATAAAGAACAGTAAATCAACTATTTTTAATATACCAAACCAAATCCCATCTGGTGATGATGGTTGGTGTATTCACGGTGAAGCGGTCCACCAAGACGTACCAGGGTGTGGGCGTATCTGTTCTGACCCAAGTAACGTGGGTCGTAAAGATAAGAACACATGGGGATCGTGGAGTAATTATCCGGGTAGTGTTGATTGTCCAACGGCTAAACTCGACGAAATATACCAGGTCCTTGATGGTAAACGTAGTTTGCGAGTGGGGAATGTATCTGCAAAATCGGTGTGGTTCGGGTTCGAAAACAACAGTGAAAACCACTATTTAAATATAGCGGAAATAGAAATTTATTCAGGTGGTGTAAACGTTGCTACTAAAGCTATTAAAACCGAAGCGTCGAGTCTGTATCATTCATCTTGGTATCAACCTAAAAATTTAATTGATGGAAATAAAACAAATTTTGCACACACGAAATTAGGTAAAAATAATTGGTTTAAAATAACTCTGGATAAAAAGTACCCTATAGAAAAGGTTAAGGTATACAATAGAACGGATTGTTGTCATGAAAGGTGGGCTCGTTCGTTTGTTAAGTTATTGGATGATAATGGTAATGAAATTGCGAGATCAACGGATTCGATATCGACTAATACAACAACCGCTAAAAATTATAAAGAAAATGGCGTTCGTGTTAAAACATTTAATTTTTTCTTTTTATAAGTACGATCCAAACTTCAAAGTGGATGCAATGGGGAATTTGTTATAGACAAAATGTTATAACTAAAACTAAAAAAAATCTATGACTAATAAAAGAAACACCGAGATGGCAAAAGCAGCTATGCTCGGACTATTTGGTTTATTAGTTATAATTATTATAGGGATAGCTTTAGCTATTTACTTTGGTACTAAAAAAGGTGACGACGAAACATCAGATAAACCCGAAATCACACTAGAAGGTGCATCTAAAAAATTGAAACCACGTGGTGGTACCGATGATGACGATGGTGATGCGACAGTAGATACAACATCGGGTTACAAAATTGAATATGCTACAGGCGACGCTTCGGGTAATGAAAGTATTGATTTGAAAATAACATGGACGACGGGTATGGGTTTTGATGGTGTATCAAAACTTATTTTTAGACGCGAAGTTGGTGGTACAAAAGTTCAGGATGATATAGTTTATGATTCGGGATCCGGTATCAATAATAATAGTTCTGGTGAAATAACATTCAAAGGTACGGATTTAACCGATTCGAGTAAAAGTATTATTGGTGT